TTCGACAGTCAAAGGGGAACTCTTTTAAGTGGATCAACTCGGATCAAGCCGAGTTCGGCGCGGATGGAGCACCAAATAATGCTGTTATGTGGGGTGGAACGCACTTGGGATCTGGGTCAATTGTCGGCCAAATCGGAGCAGGGGGCACAGGGTTTAACGGTGCTTCTGGATCTGAAGGGCAAGGCTCATGGTTCTCGACTATTAAGTTCCCTGATGTCTTTCAAAGAGCAAATGCATCTGATGGCAATCTATCAGACCCAACTCTCGCATACTTTGGATATAGCACAAACAGCGGTAGTGTCAACACTTCTTTCGAGGCAAGCAATATCGACTTGTTGAGACCGCTACCTAGCGACTATGACAACTTTGCTACAACCACTGGAACAACGAGAATGTTTGTTTTCAGCTTGGATGATTTAAGTGCAAGCCAAGGCGGTGCATATGCATATTCATCTGGCTCTAGAGAAGCCGGAAAATCAATCACAGCCAGAAGCGGATCTTACAAAGACATCCTTGATGCTGGTTATGATAGGTTTACTGCACCTCTATTCGGTGGTTTTGACGGACTAGACGTAACAGAGGCGGAGCCTTTCAACAACTCAAGAGCATTGCGAGACGATGCCGGAGATAAAACATACGCGATGTATTATAGTGTTAAGAAGGCAATCGATATTTTGGCAGACCCAGAGTTTGTAGAAATGAATCTCGTAACCGTGCCGGGTGTTACCAACGAAAACCTCACACAGCATCTTATAAACGTCTGTGAGGATCGAGCCGATGCTTTAGCAATTATTGATCCAAAAGGTGGATACAAGCCAGCCTCAGAACAGGCTGGAACAGAGCAATCTCGAATTAGTACTAATCATGTTACCGAAGTGGTTACCAACATGGAGCGAAGAGCAATGAATTCTAGTTATGGATGTGCATACTATCCTTGGATTCGGCTTTCTGACGACATAAGTGGAGGTACATTGTGGGCACCACCATCAGTGGCAGCCATCGGTGCCATGGCTTTTTCCGATAAGCGAAAAGCGCTATGGTTCGCACCAGCAGGATTTCACAGGGGTGGATTAAGCAGAGGGGCAGCAGGATTCCCAGTAATCAACGTGCGATCCAAGCTCACCTCGGCTGATAGAGATGATTTGTATGAGGCAAACATTAACCCAATCGCATCTTTCCCTCAAGAAGGAATTGTGATATTTGGTCAGAAAACTCTCCAAGTTACTCCATCTGCCTTAGATAGAGTCAATGTTAGAAGATTAATGATTTTCGTTAAAAAAGAAATTTCAAGAATGGCAGCCAATCTGTTGTTTGAGCCTAATGTAAACGCAACTTGGAATAAATTCAAGGGAAGAGTGACACCATTCTTGTCTAACATTCAAAATCAATTTGGGCTATCAGAGTTTAGAGTAGCTCTAGACGAAACAACAACAACACCAGAATTGGTAGATAGAAATATCATGTATGCGAAGATCTTCTTAAAACCAGCAAGAGCTATCGAGTTTATTGCGATAGATTTCAATATTACTAACACTGGTGCAAGTTTTGATGACTAAAAAAAAATAATGTACACTATTTATAGTATAACAGAATGACATAAGATATATCTTATTACAGGAGAACAACAGCAATGAGCGATTCAGGATTCTGGACAAACGCGACTGAGCCGAAAAGAAAATATAGATTTACTTTTAATTTAGGTCAAGTGCCCTATTGGGCGATAACAAAAGTGGATAGACCAAGTTTTGAGATAACGGAAACATCTCACACTTTTTACAACCACAAATTTTATTACCCCGGCAAATTAGAATGGAAGCAACTTAAATTCTCCACGGTGGATCCAATTCAGCCAGATGCATCCGCCGTGCTGTATAAAATGGCAATTGCCTCCGGATACACAATCCCAAGCAAGCAATTCGGCGGGGATGAGCCATTGTATAACTCTCTAAACAAAGTTAATTCTGTTGATGTTTTAAATCCAGCCTCCATCACCTCTTACAATGGAGCAGGTGATATTGTTGAAGTGTGGACACTACATAACACATTCATAAAAGACATTTCATTCGGAGATTACGTTTACGATGACGATTCAATGCTAAATATGGACGTAACCCTTCGATTTGATTATGCAACTTTAGATAGCTATGGTAAGACCGCTGCGGAATCCGTAATGGATCCAATGACGGGTCGACAAGTTCCAAATGAAGCCACCGCAATCGATGGGCCGGCAAGATAATTATTTGTTTACATTTTTTTAAATTGTGATATAGTTATTCGTGTCTTCTAAAAAATAAAACGAGGAAAGAATGACAGAAAGAAACAATCAGGACAGGAGCGCCCCGCCCCAAGCGCCTCCTCAAGCTCCAAGACAACCAACCCCACAAGGAATCCCACAGCCAATCCCACAAGGAATCCCACAGAATATTGCTCCTCAATCTGGAGCAAATATGCAATTCGCTGTTCCCACTGAATTTGTTGATTTGCCTTCTAAGGGGAAATATTATCCACCGGGGCACCCGCTTAAGGGAAGAGAGTCTGTAGAAATTAAATACATGACAGCAAAGGAGGAGGATATTTTAGCTTCTCCCACCCTTATAAAAAAAGGTATTGTCTTTGACAGACTAATACAATCCTTGGCAGTTGATCCACCGATACACCCAGACGATCTTTTAATCGGCGACAGAAATGCAATTCTTGTTGCAGCAAGAATGACTGGTTATGGAAAAGATTATCCAACAGAAGTTACATGTCCTGCTTGCAAGAAAAAAGGAAAATTTAATTTCGATCTAGAGTTAGCATCTATATCGACTTCTGTCGATGATGAAATGTATAACCTAGCCTCGGTGCAGGAGACTGAAAACGGGACTTTTAATATGAACATAGAGAGTATAAATACTCTACTAGAAGTTCGCCCACTCAACGGTCGGGATGAAAAAAAGCTAACCTCTGTAGCTAGTGCTAAATCGAGAAACAATTTAGCAGACGCTCCGATTACCGATGGTATGAAATCCTATATTGTGTCTGTAAATGGCATCACAGATCGCGCATACATTAATCAGTTTGTTGATACACTGCCTGCGAAAGAATCCAGAAAGATTAGGGTTATATACAGAAATATTATTCCAAAAGTTTCAATTAAGAGCCTTTACTCCTGCGCTAACTGCGGTCATGAACAGGAATTGGAGGTACCGCTTAACATTGACTTTTTTTGGCCTGACGAATAAGTATATACAATCTGTTTATGAAGAAATATTTTCTTTAAAAATGCATGGTAATTGGTCTTTTTCGGAAGCATATAGTCTACCCGTAAAAATCAGAAGATGGTTTATTGAGAGGTTGGTTAAATATTTTGAAGATAAATCGTCTAAAGCTAATGAAAATGTAAAAACCATTTAAATAGATCTTTTATAAGACCAAGGGCATTTGTTTTTGGTCTTATTTTTTATAATAAACAACTATTTACAGAAGAGGAGGTTCTTTCAATGAATATGATTAAGGAAGACAAGCTCGGAACAATTTTATTGGACTTTAATAACGAATTAAATGAAGAATATTTAAAGGCTTTTGGCTACAAGGTGGGGCAATTATTGAAAGCAATGACCACAGGAAAGCATGCGCCTGTTTCCGTAAGGGGAGAGGCAGAAAAAGTTAAATCTTTCGCGAAAGCTCTTGGAAACGAGATTAGATATATCGATGCACTTTTAAATTCCAGTATTGATAACCCAGAGACAATGAATTTTAGACATGAATTGGAGGCTGCCATAGCAGACTTTGAAAAATCTACAGGAATAAAGTGGCCTGTAAGGTAATGATAGATGGCTGATGATATAAAAGATCCAAAAGAACTCAAAGAAGCCCAAGAGGCTATGGATAAGTATGTCGAATCCTTAAAGAATCTTCATTCAGCCGAAAAAGATCATGCCAATGCTGTCGAGGATGCCCGAGAAAAAGCTGCATTATATCTTGAAGCAAACGATACTGAGAGCAGGCAGCAAATGCTGCAAGGTGAAATAAAATTAATTGATCAAAAAATTGCAGCTCTTAGTGCCCAAGACGAAGCTCAAGCGCAAAGTCTTCGTGCTCAAAGAGAAGCTTATTCTGAATTGAAAGACTTAAGCATGGAGCAGGCTTCTACCATGCAAGAGTCTCTAGAGACACAATCGCAAGCATTCGATATTAGCAAGGAAGAAATGGAAGCCTTCGCAAAAACTGTTGAGTCCGCTTTCTCAACAGTCGCCGACGCCGTAATGGATAATCTTGGAGGTATAGCGGCTGGTCTTGCTCTTTTTAAACTAGATCTTCTTCCAACTTTGGATGATTTGAAGAAGTTTGCCATAGATATGGATGATGCTAGAAGAGGCATCATACCGTTTGTTAGCACCATAGGCAAGGCAACTGAATCACAAAAAGCTTTAGCGGAACAGTCTGCCAGAACAAGAATCCCAATTGGTCAACTGATATCTGAAATCAATCCACTATCTTCTGAGTTTAGAAAATTGAATATGGAAAGTCCTGCATCGATAGCTAACCTCGCAACCTTCTCGGCACAAATGGAAAAGCTTGGCGCTGAAAAGGGTTTGGGTCAAATAATAGAGTCCATGGTTACAGACCAAGGGCTGGAATCGATAGAAGATGCCACCATGCAATTCGGTGCCCTAACAATGCAAATGAGAGAGTTGGGGGTAACGCCAAAAGAGCTAACAGAGGACTTCGGTAAGTTGATTCCAACTTTTGCAATGTTTGGTACCTCTGCAACAGGAAACATGGCTCAAGTGTCGTTGATGGCAAAAAACATGAAAGTTGGAACAGAGGCAATAACAGGTTTCGCAGACAACTTCTCAGGGTATGGGTCAGCAGCCAAAGCATCCCAGACCATCAACGCTGTTTTTGGAAGATCTGTAATAAACGACCCAGCCGAATTAGTCAGGGTCTATTATACACAAGGCCCGTCAGGCGTCTTGCAGATGGTTCAAAACAGAATGCAGGCATCTGGAGCGGATATTGATTTGGAGTCTGCCGCCGGACGCGCTCAGGTAAAAGCCTTGGTGGACGCTGGTCTGGGAAATCAGCAGGATGTAATCAGGATGCTGCGAGGGGAGGCAATATCACCCGGAGAGAAGGACAAGATCGATGACGCGACCGCTCCGGGCGCGATAGATACGCCAGAACTCAAGGCGTTGGCTGGGCAATTCGATAGTTTGACACAAGCTACAGTGACCTTGGGTGATCAAATGACAAGCCTTAATGAATCAATAATGGCTGGCGGTCTGGATAAGATTGGGCTTGGATTTGGAGAGATAGGCCCTATAGGAGATAATATAATAGGGCAATTCGGGACGCTTTCGAAGAATATTGTTGATGCTATAACAATTCCTGATGAAATAAAGAATGTAATAGAGAGCATAAAAACTATTGCTAAAACAAACGAAGGCTTTCCAGAGTTCATGGCAGCTTTTAAAGAGTTGCTAGCAGGATTAGATATAAAGATTCCAGATGTTGGCGGCGGCGGCGGAGCTGGAAAAGGCTCTCCCGGCGGAGGAACATCTCCTACAATTCCCGGCGGAGAAGTTGGAGGCGAGGTTCCCGGCAAAGGAGGGACGCCCGTAGCACCGACATCTCCCCCCGGCGGAGAAGTTGGAGGAGATACTCCCGGCAAAGGATTCTCGACGACTGTGCAACCAAAAGAAGGGAAAGGAGCAAAGGTTGTTCCCACTCTGGCTACCGGAGGGTTTGTTACAAATGCGGGAATGGCAATGGTCGGAGAAGAGGGCGCAGAGCTTGTAGCGCTCCCAACCGGCGCAGAGGTTATTAGCAATCAAAACACGGCAGGACTACTGGGGGCTATGGAGACCTCTTTAGGAATGAGTGCTGCCACTGTCAACACCATGCGGGAAGCGATAGATAATATGTCTGCAAAAGTGGAAAGCCTTACGGCTATTTTAGAGAATGAGGCGACAAAACAAGACAAAAACACCAATCAGCAGGTAAAGCTGGTCATAGATGATAGAATTTCATTTAATGCCCACCTTGTCAAGACTGCACATGATGGCATAAATAGAATGTACAACGTATAGGTTTTTAGGAGGACAACACAATGGCAGATATGGATTGGGACTGGAGCGGAGATGTCGACATCGATCTAGGCGATAATCCACTCGCGGATTGGGCAGAGGACAAGATTGAAGAATATGTCGGGGATGAAATTGATGAACTAAGGGACGAACTCGAAGAATGGTTAGGGATAGGCCCGGATCAGTTTGGCGGTCAAGCCACACCAACCACTTATATCGACCCACATATGATTGCCGCAGCAAAAGGGCAACTTTTATACATTAAGCACCTCGGAAGCAAAAAAGCCATTGGTCTTTTTCCAGAAGTAACGAGTTTGCAAAACAACTTTCAGGTCAATTGGAACGCACAACCTGTCTATGGAAGACCTGACCCTCTTGCAACATATCAAAACACCACCAGAACCGTAACTATAGGGTTTAAATTAACTTCTGCAAACATACTGGAGGCAAAATACAATTGGGAGAGGACTTTAGGTCGCGGAGGGAAAAACCGTAGTAGTTTGAGTAACATGATGTATCCAACATATCATCAAGTGCAAAATTATAAAACAATAGCACAACCTCCTTTAATGGCTATAAAGCATGTGCAACTAATACAGAGTTTTGGAAATGCAGGCGAAGGTGATGGATATCTTTGCGGGTACATATCGCAATGTAATATGATACCAAAATTTGATCAAGGAGCATACGAAGACAGCTCTCTCTATGGAAATTTAATTTATCCAAAAACAATTGACCTCTCTATTACATTTAATATTTTGCACGATTACACTGTGGGCTGGGAAGCAGCTACTGGAAAATTGGCAGAATTGTTCCCAGAAATAGGAAGTGGAGAGGATCTTGGAAAGCTCATTGGTGGAAAACTCGGAGGAAAGTGGGGTGGTGAGGTCGGAGAATGGCTCGGCGAACTCGGCGGAGGCATTGTTGGAGATTTTGTCGATGAATTGCTCGACGACGAGGACGGCTACGGAGCAGGAGACGCATTGTCTGATGTCACCGAAGTGGGAGATGCCCTCCTAGATAAGGCAAAAGATTGGTTTGATTGAGTTAATTAAACAAAAGGGGATTACACAAAATGGTATCAAGATACGACAATGTTGATAAGTTTGTAAATAGTAGCACCGTGTATAGAAATGTCTTTAAAGACAAGGGAGTGCAGCGCATACAACAGTATGGCACTAGGGCATTAAAATATCCGACAAAAAGACAAATTCAACAATTGCAAGTTATAGCCCACACTTGGAAATACGGAGATAGATACTACAATTTGGCTCACAAATATTATGGTCAGCCTAAGATGTGGTGGGTTATAGCTTTTTTTAACCAAAGACCAACGGAGTCGCTACTTAGGTACGGGGATACTATATATATCCCAAATCCGATTGAAAGAGTTTTGAGTTTTTACGGAGTCTAAAATGTCAGCCGCATCAGCAAAGATAAAAGAATATCTCAAGCAGTATCAAACATCTGATAAATGGGTTGATCCAAATACCGGCAATAAATTACCCGCAGAACAAAGAGGTATAACACAAACTAATATCAATGGCTCCGGAGCCGGAGGTCAATCTTACAAATATACTCTTGTTGAGGATACGAGGGAAAATGGGTACAGTTACCTTCTCATTCTTTTTAAGGTAAGCAAAGAGACGAAAGATGATCTCGCCAGTGATCCCCCATGGGGCGTAGTTTATAAGGTACACAAACAGCACAGCGGGCCAGAGGTCTTCACATCTACTAAGGCAGGTATTGATTTTGCTAATGCTAAAAGAAAAGAAGCTGCCAAAAAAATTAAAGAAGACTCAAACAACACATCTGACAATACAACCGGATCCACAGGCGGATACGACCCAGAGAATACAACAAATTCACCTTCAGACACTCCAGAGCAAGAAGGCACAAAGGGTAAGTTTATGTCTGGATTCTACCCTCCCGAGGGGTGGACTGGCTTTGAGGATTTCTATGCACAACTGAGGGAGTATGGAATTGGTCTTCCCAAATATGGCGAAGATTACAAATTCGGAACAGAACATCTTGAAGCTTGGAAAAAATTACAAAAAATACTTAACAAACCAGAGGACAGAGATCACAAATGGACAGATCAACAAGTGCTAATGTCATCCCTTCCTCACTTGTTGTTGGTGGCAGATGAACACTTCACAGAGCCTCCAAAATATTACATTAAGACAACGAGTGCAGAAAAAATAATGAGTCCTATACAGGATCTCACAAAGGTAAACCAAGAGCAATTACGAATGATTCTGGAGGCTACAAACTTAGAAATGTCCTCTTTGGTTCCGAAAATACAACTGTGGAAAATATATTACGATGACTCCGGAAAGATAAAAGATGAAATATACATACCGTTTTCATACGACTCCAGAAGCCTAATTGATGATGTTTATCACAATAAAGAAACCAGAGGGGATGATGTAGGCATTAGGGGCGTAAAACTTGTTTATGACAATCAAAATCCCGCCACTGCCGAAAGATTGTTGGGCTGTAATATTAGCTTCATGTTTCAAAATGCAGAAACTTTAACCACAGAGCGAGGAGAAAAGTTTAGGTATGTAGATCTATTTGCGTGGGAACAGACCGAATCAAGCAACAATGTTGATAGAGATAAATATGATATAGTTTTGAAGGTTGGCTACGATGTAGATTCCCCCATGTCAACAATTTCTCTTAAATTAAGAGAAGCTTTGCAAACTCAAGAGCAAATGTTTAAGCTCGGCATGACAGGCTATGACGTAACTTTTGAGCCTAACGGAGCTTTGCATGTTGATGTGGACTATTCTCTTGCGAATATAGAATATTTTGCTGATAATAGAAATGAAGTTTTGGGTGTCACGCCTCTCTTGGACGCTAAAGAGAGAGAGGGTGATGACCCCGCCGCCCAAGATCCTTCGGAGCAAAAGAAGGAAATTGACAAACTCTCTCTTTATAACAGAATAACCACATACATGGTTAGGGAGTGCATGATTCATAGCCATGTGGTTAACTCATACTCATATGAAACCGTCGAAACAAAAAATGGAAATTCAAATGATTATGCAGAAGACACAGCTACGGAAGCTGTAAAGGAAGCCTCAACTCCCCCATCTATTGACACAGATAAGAGAACCATACAGTTTTTTTACTATGGAGATTTAATTGAGGCTATTATGGCAACAAATACAGACCTTTTTACGCAAATGCAGTTTAGAAACTTCGCATTGGTTTTGGACAATGCTGGCTATCAGTTTTTCAAAGGACAACAAGTGTCGGTTTTTAATGTGTCTGAGACACCAATAGCCATAGAAACCTTTAATGAATGGATGAGAGAGAATATTATTAAAAAAGATATTAAAATATATTCTTTAATGACTTTTTTGAAAAATGCTACTCAAAATTTTGCAGGTGGCGTGTTAAGAACAAAGTGTCCGGGCAAAGTTGGCTCTGATTATAATTCTAATTTAGATAGACAGGTCGTGCAAGTCCCCGAGGGTTTGCAAGACCAAGAAGGATCATCAGGTACTACGGCTTTAAAAGTCAAGGACGGTCTTACTTTTTATGCAAAGACGTCACAGTCATATCATGAATATTATGTTGTGTATGATCACGAGCTATACATGGAAAGAATGTCGGATTATATGGATTCAATTCCCGAAGGAGAGAGGTATGAGTTTAACTTGAATCAGGGAATACCTCACTTTTATGTCGGAGCCGATAGGGGATTGTTAAAAAACTTTAGTTTTCAAAAAGCAGATCTGGGAGGTCAAATAGCCGTAATAAGAAACTTAGAAACATCAAATGCGTTTCAGCAGCTTTGGTCTATATTCAATGTTACAATTGATTTTATTGGCAACAATTTAATGAGTGTTGGTAAGACAATATACTTAGACCCAACTATAACCGGTCTTGGATCTCCATTTAAGAAAAACAGTGTGTCTAATTTAATGGGACTTGGAGGGTACTATTTAGTTCAAACTGTATCACACTCGTATTACCCAGAATGGTCAACGTCAATTAGCGCTACAATTGTGACACCAGCGTCTCAGAAACAATACAAGGATGATCCTCCTGAGTATGTTTATTATTAGGAGTTTGAGATGACATATAAGAAAAGCAAAGGAGCAGGGTTTAAAGTAAAGAACGGCGGCAATGGCCCTAAAAACTCTTTTGCTTTGAGCGAAGTATATGACAAGTCATATCCCAACTCTGTTGTTTCTCATGATTTTTTCGCAGGAAAGGAGATGTATTACGGCAGAATAGATGGAAGTAATAATGTTGTAAATGTTGATGAGTCTTACCTAAAAGAAATACCCACGAATAACGATTCGAATGTTCAATGTTTGAATTTTGTTGTTGACGCCTTTGTTGACATGAGAAAATACATAAAAGTGGAGGCAAGGTCAAAAATAGTTCCTGATAAATTTTTGACTAACAAATGGGATGCGATGGAGGGATGGTCTTCACCTCATATATTTTATGATGAAAAAATGGATGAATTATATAATATTTTTGTCAATGGAAATTTGATTTACAAAAAGAATGAACAAAAAATATCAAATGTAGATGACTTTATAAAAGTTTTTTTTAATGATTTTTATTCAAGTATTGCACGAAAAATACCTATAACAAAAAGCGGCTTGATCATGTCAAAATATTTTAATCCAACTTCAACAGGCTTGTGTGTGGAAACCTCAAAAGAAAATTTTACCAGAAACTACTCAAAAATTAACAAATACATACAGAGCCCCAACTTTGAATTTTATGTTTTAGCAGCGGCAAAATATGGTTTTTTGGTTGACAAGAATGCGCCCTTTCGACTAGTAGCAAACTTGAACTCCCCAGCAATGCAAAAATACATGTCAAAATATGATTTAACAATAGATAATGTTTTTGATACATGCTATTTTAAGACATACAAATATGATATAGAGAATTTGAGAATTTACATTAAACAAATGTATTCCGCGTTTGCCTCTATTTCTCCTATTGTTGTTAAGGAAAGTGCGGCATTTAAAAATTCAAATTGTCACTCTTACGGACAGTCAGATTTTGTAGCATCTCAGAGAGAAAAGCTCAACGACCAAAAGTATGACGAAGACTACAACGAACTATTCTGGCTAAAGTTATATTACAGGATAAAGTTAAAAGAATTGGAAGTAAAAACCCCAGATAGCTTGTTGACGAGAGAGATGTTAAAATTAGAACAATTGTACAATTCCCTTGACTTTAACTCAGCTTTAAATTATATTAATGACAAGATGAAGTCCCAAATACCATGGATATAATTTGTTATTTCAAGCACTAGACAACAAAGAGCACTGTGTAGGCATTTATTTAGATGGCAAGATAGTTTATGATCACATACCTGCTAATTTGACCAAAACTTGGTCATATTCATCATTTTTAGAAGATAAAAAAATAGAATTTGCTGAGATTTATACTGGGGGCAAAGCACTAGCAGAGGTGTGTCCACCTCACTATCAAGAAGAATATGATGTGGCTTGGAAGAAGATGACAGCATTCCACAAGTCGTTTAAGATAGCAAAAGTGGATTTAAATCAGAATTGCTTCTTCGACCTCCTACCAGAACAATTTGTAAAGGACTTCTGCGAGGTAAAGAACAAGATCACACAGCATGTATTTGATACATATCGACGACCAGACAACTACGAACTACAGCAGCGGATCACATCTATCACTACGGAAATTTCTAGCCAAAGATTAAATGTAAATCTAGATCCGCTCAAGCAATCTTACGAGAATCCAAGAACAAGGGAGTTTTTCAAGCGATTTAAATTAGCATCGCCATATGTTAACTATAATGCGTTCGGAACAAAGACTGGCAGATTGACTACAAAAAGAAATTCATTCCCTATACTTACCATGGACAAGAGGTTTCGCAATGTACTCCAGCCAAACAACGATATGTTTGTTGAGCTAGATTACAATGCGGCTGAATTGAGAGTGTTGATAGGTTTGTTGGACATGCCACAGCCAGACGGAGACATTCACAACTGGAACATCAGGAATTTGTACGAGGGAAACATTAGTAGGGAACAGGCAAAGAAGAATATCTTTTCGTGGCTTTACAATCCTAATTCTAAAGATGAAGCCTTGGACAAGCACTACGACAGAAAGAAGGTAATGAATCAATATTGGGATGGTAAGTCTGTAAAAAACTATTACAAAAGAGAAATAGAAAGTGATGAGTATCACTCACTAAACTATATCATCCAAAGCACATGTAGTGATTTAATTATGGACAGGGCTTTCTTAATAAAAGAAGCGCTGCAAGATTTAAAATCAAACATTGCATTTATTATTCACGACAGTATCGTTTTAGACCTTGACAAAGAAGACCTAAGTGTGATAAACATGCTGGTCAAAGAGTTTTCAAAGACGCCCTTTGGAACATTTAAAGTAAATGTATCAGCAGGAAAGAACTTCGGAGAGATGAAAGAATTATGTATACAATAGTGGGACTAGGCTCGGTTGGGCACAACATCGTAAGTAAGTTTTTACAATACCCCCAATACAACGGGTATACAATTGACTGTGAACTACCAGAGGAGATCGGCAACTCTAGGTTTATTGAACTACCAGAGTGTGACCACCCGGAAGAATACGAAAAAGACATCCCAGACTTGTCAAAAAGATTTAACAACATAGAGGGTGATGCTTTGTTCGTCTTGTCGGGCGCATCAATTATATCTGGAGCCGCCCTTAGAATTTTGCAATGCCTTCATAAAAAAACAAAAATTAATATTTTGTATATTAAACCCGACATGGGATCTCTTTCTGAATTAAGAACTCTTCAAGAGAGGGCTTGCTTCAAAATACTTCAGGAATATACAAGGTCGGGGGTTTTTCAGAATATGTACATTGCCGACAATGCACTGTTAGACAAAATCATTGACGGTGCTCCAATTATGGGATATCATGATTTTTTAAATGAGGTGCTTGTTTCAACGATTCACATGATCAATGTTTTCAAAAACCAAAAGAAGATCATCGGGACTTTTTCCAAGCCAAATGAAATTTCCAGAATTGCAACCTTCGGAATCCTAAATCCAGATACCGGAGAGGAGAGTCCGTTTTGTAATCTTGAAAATTTAAAAGAAAAGTCATATTATTACGCTATACCAGAGGAGCAGCTCAAGACGGATAAGAAACTTTTAAATAATATAAAAGAGCAAATTTTAGAAAAGCCGCAAATGGAAGATGTAAGCATATCTTATGGCGTTTTCCCCACTAACTATGAGCAGAAATACGCTTATTTCGTTGTAAGAAGCAGCCAAGTACAATAATAAAAAAAAGTGTTGACAAACAACAAAAGGTGTTTTAAAATACATACATAACTTTGATAAAGGAGAACTAATGGGAATCGATCTTAAAAAAATGAAAGCAAAGTTGGCAGCCGCCCAAGGCAACGGCAAGGGCGGTAAGTCTGACTTCTGGAAAATTACGGAGGGCGAACACACAGTTCGCCTTCTCCCTTCTGAAGATGGAGATCCGTTCAAGGAATTTCATTTTCATTACAATGTCGGAAAACAGAATGGGTTTCTATGCCCCAAGAGAAATTTTGGAGAGGACTGCCCCGTGTGCGACTTCGCTACAAAATTGTTCAATCAGGGAGATACAGAGAGTATCAATATGGCGAAGAAATTCTTCGCACGACAACGCTTCTTCTCTCCGGTGATGGTACGGGGCGAAGAGAAGGAGGGCGTCCGTGTCTGGGGATACAGCAAGACAGTCTATCAGGAACTCTTGAGCCTTGTCTTGAATCCTGACTTTGGAGACATTACAGATGCTGAAGAGGGGGTCGACCTTGTTTTGAAATACGCTAAAGACCCCGGTCAACTCTATCCGCGCACTTCTGTGACTCCTCGTCGCAAGTCGTCACCTCTATGTGAAACTGATGACGCTGACTGTCAAGAACTGATCGACAAAGTTCCAGATTTTGACACTCTTTTTGAGAGAAAAACTACAGAAGATGTGGCAGCTATTTTGGATGAAGCGATGAATTCTGACTTAGATGCAGAGGAAAATTCCAAAGAGACTAGTAAGTATAGCGCCCCATCAAATGATGTTGAAGCAGCACTTCAAGAGCTTGTTGGATAATTATGGGGGGTGGCTCGCGCCACTCCCCTTCTTTTTAAGGAGATACAATGGCAAAAGCAGGTAAATTGTCCATGGCTGATATGCGTAAGCTGATTAACAAGCGAGCGGGTATGACCGTGGCACACAACCTAAATGAGGAAAACCCAACCGAAGTTACGGATTGGATTCCCACAGGGTCTAGGTGGCTAGATTCTATTATTTGTAAAGGAAAGCTGGCTGGTATCCCAGTTGGCAAAGTAACGGAGATTGCAGGTCTTGAAGCAACAGGCAAATCATTCTTGGCAGCGCAAGTCGCAGCAAGCGCCCAGAAAAAAGGAATTGATGTTGTCTATTTCGACTCTGAGTCAGCTATTGACCCTGCATTTTTGGAAAAGGCAGGATGTGATGTCAATACTTTACTTTATGTTCAAGCTCAGTCTGTTGAGTTTGTGCTGGAAACTATCGAAGATCTTTTGGCTAATAATGAAAACCGTATGCTTTTTATTTGGGACTCTCTTGCTCTTACACCTGCTATATCCGATGTGGAAGGAGACTTTAATCCACAGTCTTCCATGGCAGTAAAGGCGAGGATCTTGGCGAAAGGGATGTCAAAGCTGACTGTACCGATTGCTAACAGCCAATCAACCTTCTTGGTTCTTAATCAGCTGAAAAGCAACATCACTAGGAGTCCAAGTGAGGCTTTGACCACACCCTATGTTACTCCCGGTGGCAAGGCTATGATTTATGCCTATTCTCTTCGTATCTGGCTCACCGGACGGAAGGCAAAGGCATCATTCATTACTGACGACAGTGGTTTCCGTATCGGCTCTGAGGTCAAGGTCAAGTTGGAGAAGAGTAGGTTCGGGACACAAGGTCGGCAATGCAACTTTAAAATCTTATGGGGTACCGACGACATCGGTGTCCAAGACGATCAAAGTTTGTTCGAGGCTATCAAGGGGTCAAGCTACATGAGTAGTGCTGGCGCATGGTATTCCTTGGAGATGGGCGATGGTAAAGTTGTAAAGTTTCAGCCCTCCAAGTGGGATGAAAAGATGCAAGACCCAACTTTCAAACAGCGTGTCTACGATGTTATGGACGAGGAAGTCATCCAGAAGTTTGACAAACGATTGGGTAAGGCTGAAGACTTTTATGAAGAAAAGAATGAATAATCTTACATCTTGCTCGTCTAAATAAGAGAAAGGGAGATAAAATGAAATATAAAATTGCTTTTTTTATTTTTGTAATTGGATTTTTGTTCATGGGCTGCGGCAGCGTATTTGCACACCCTCCTACCACTGTGGTATATGAGTATGATGATTGTTATTACTACGATTGTCATAGCGTATATTATGGCACTACAGTTGTGGTGCCCACAACTAGTAGTTACACAACTGTATATCGCAGCGGTCATCCTTACCACAAGCGCTACCACAAGCGATATTACAAGCACAAGTCTAAGCGATATTACAAGCACAAGTCTAAGCGATATCACAAGCACAAGTCTAAACGATATCGCAAGCACAAGCGGCATCGTA